TACTGGAAAGCCTACACAACTCAAAAAGATGTGTTTGATAGGCCACCTCCTCCTGCGGATCCAGAAGATCAGCAAAATCAACAATAAGGAATAATCATGGCATCAAACAACAATCTATATGACAAAATTGTATTACCAGCAGTTAAACAGCCGGGCGGCAATATGTCAAAGATGTACAAGGGGTTCAGTACGGTTAGCACCAATACGGAAAATTATAATCTTTATGATTTTGACCTAATCAAACAGGATATTTTAAATCATTTTTATACTCGTCAAGGCGAGCGACTAATGAATCCAGAATTTGGATGTGCCATATGGGACATACTGTTTGAGCCTTTGACCGAACCCTTGAAAGATTTAATTTTAAAAAATGTTAATACCATAGTAAATTATGACCCAAGAGTACAAGCAGAGAATGTCATAGTAACTGCATATGATACTGGAATTCAAATTGAATTAACCTTGCTTTATGTACCCTATAACCTGCAACAAACGCTACAATTGCAATTTGATCAAACAAATGGACTGGTAGTGCGATAAACTGCGCACATATTCTTTACAAATAAATACACTACTAGGACAATTAAATGAGCTCAACTGATAGACAAAATAATCTGTTAATTAATCAAGACTGGAAAAAGATATACCAGTCTTTTAAAAATGCTGATTTTCAAAGTTACGATTTTGAAAACCTACGCAGAACTATGATTACGTATCTGCGTACTAATTATCCGGAAGATTTTAACGATTATATTGAAAGCAGTGAGTACTTGGCATTAGTAGATTTGGTAGCATTTGTTGGACAAAGTATTGCTTTCCGTGTAGACTTAAATGCTCGTGAAAATTTCTTAGAACTGGCCGAGCGCCGTGACAGTGTGCTAAGACTAGCCCGTTTGATTAGCTACAATGCCAAGCGAAATATTCCAGCTCAGGGATTATTGAAGTTTACCACGGTTCGTAGCACAGAAACAATTGTTGACAGTAATGGTAGAAATTTAGCAGGACAAGTTGTAACTTGGAACGACCCTGCAAACTCTAATTGGTATGACCAATTTATCAAAATAATAAATGCAGCCATGCCAAGTACACAACAATTTGGCAATCCAGCCGCAAAAGATAACATATACGGAATTCCAACAAGCCAATATAGATTTCAAAGTAATAACGCTAATGTGCCAGTCTATGGTTTTACTAAAACTGTTGCTGGACGAAATATGAATTTTGAAATTACCAGTACAACGTTCAGTGGTCAAAGTTACATTTATGAAGAACCGCCTAAACTTGGAAATAAAATTGCCTGTATATACAGGAATGACGGGCAAGGCGCTGGCAGTAACAGCAATGGATTTTTCTTTAATTTTACCCAGGGGATTTTAAATGTGGGTGCGTTTGCGATAAGTCACCCCAACAGCAATGAAAGCGTAGATATCAACACTACCAGCATCAATAACAATGATGTGTGGTTGTATAGATTAAATCAATCAGGTGCAGAGTCTGAATTATGGACACAAGTTCCAACAATATCTGGTAACAATATCATTTATAACAGTTTAAATAAAAGTATAAAAAATATTTACAATGTTATAACTCGCGCCGGCGATGCAATTAGTCTTGCATTTAGTGACGGAGTTTTTGGAAATCTTCCATTAGGCGATTTTAGAACTTATTATAGAGTCAGTAATGGATTATCATATATAATTAATCCCGCAGATATTAGAAACGTTTCAATAGCAATACCCTATACCAGTAGAAAAGGTCAAGTTGAAACACTAACGGTCACATTAAATTTACAAACTAGTGTTTCAAATTCGTCTGTATCCGAAACTAACGCTAGTATTAAAGCCAATGCGCCTCAAACTTATTATACACAAAATCGTATGATAACTGCGGAAGACTACAACATTAGTCCTTTATCTGTTACCCAACAAGTTGCTAAAGTCAAAAGTATCAATAGAACAAGCAGTGGTATAAGTAGATATTTTGATCTTAAAGATCCCACAGGAAAATACAGCTCAACAAATTTATATGCCAACGACGGTATATTGTATCAAGATTTTTACACACAAATAACCAATTTTCAGTACGCAACAAAAGTTGACATAGAAGGAATTATATATAATACCATTTATGAAATTTTGCAAACCATTGAGTTAAGAAATTTTTACTATGCTAATTTTATAAATTTTTTGACGACCAGTCTGAATATTAGTTGGTACCAGGCAACTGCGACTAGCTCAAACAGTTCTGGTTATATAGGCAACATAGTTGGCGCTATTCCGTTTACAGTGGGAAATTATACGGCCACTGATCTTAAATATCTAACAGCAGGTGCGTTAATTAGATTTGTAGCACCTACGGGTTATTACTTTGATAAAACTAATTCAAATGCGTTGACATTAGGAACAACTGGCGCCTTAGGCAGCACCAACTACATATGGGCAGAAGTTGTCAATGTCAAAGGAAACGGAATTCCATCACCGGGCATTGCAGGCCCAATCACATTGAATGTAGTAGTGCCACAAGGTGCAGTTATTTCACAAATTATTCCTAAATTTTCTACAACTTTAAATTCAAATATCATTACTACCATGATAGATTTGATTTATAGCAACAGACCATTTGGATTAAGATATGACGGTACATCACAATCTTGGCAAATAATTTTTGAAACAAATTTAAATCAAACATCTGCATTTAATTTAGGCAAACAAGGCAACACTTCCAATACAAATCAAGATTCCAGTTGGATGCTGTTGTTTACCACAGATAACAACACATATACTGTTACCACACGACTATTAAGATATATTTTTGAAAGTGATTCTGAAATATCATTCTATTTTGATAACGATGTAACAATATATGATAATACTACAAATTCAACAGTACGAGATCAAATTAAAATTTTAAATATAAACCGCCAACCAGACTCAGTGTCACCTTTCACAGAAGATTATGAGTGGGATGTAACTTCAGCATACAGAGGTCTGGATGGCTATATTGATAATAGGAAGATTGTTCTATCATTTGCAGACACTGATTACAACGGAGTAGTAGATAATCCGCAATTATTTTTAGATATTGTGGATCCTTTTGCTTTGCCTATTTCAACCAAATACATTGTTCAGAAAAAATATTTAATTTCCACTGGGCAAGAAGATTATAGATATGTTTCCAATACTGGTAATCTTATAATTATTTTAGTTTCAGAAAGTCAACTACAGCCTTACGGAACCTACAAAGATGGACAATATTTTTATTTTACCAGTACAGGAGTTGTAAAGCAATTAAATCTTATAGCCGGTTTGTTAGTGCCAACGTTGGACTACAAAGTATTTCTTGGCAGAGACCATTTAAAGTTTCAGTATACTCACAGCGCAGATTTTGAAAGTAGAATTGATCCAGGCGTAAGCAATATTATGGATGTGTATGTTTTGACTAAATCATACGACACTGCTTATAGACAATGGTTAGCAGGAGCGCCAATATCTAAACCGTTGCCTCCTAGCTCAGACGAAATTAATAATTTGATAGGTGCATCGCTTGATGTTATTAAACCAATATCAGACGAAGTGATATATCATTCAGTAAGCTATCGATCATTATTTGGTATAGATGCTAATCCCGAACTTCAAGCTAAATTTAAAGTGACTAAAAATATGAATTCTGTCATATCCGATAATGATATTCAATCTAGAATCATTACAGCAATTAATCAGTTCTTTACTTTGGATAATTGGAATTTTGGAGACACATTCTATTTTACAGAATTATCAACGTATGTGATGAATCAACTAGCTCCGGATATAACAAATTTTATTGTAGTGCCTAAACAGAGTGGTTCCTATTTTGGAAGTTTGTTTGAAATAACATGTCCTAGTGATCAAATTTTTATAAGCACTGCTCTAGTGACAGATATTGAAATAATATCTGGCATCACTAGCGGTAATATTAAATCGATTACCGGAACAGCACTCAATTCAGTGTCTACACAAAATATAACTAGCGCAACATACGGAAATTTAAATGGCTGATATTACCAATCCTTTTGGCAACAAAAAACCTCTAGCATCATCGCTACTGCCTAGTTTTTATCAAACTGATCCTAATAAAAGATTTTTACAAGCAACAGTTGATCAACTAATCCAACCTGGCGTAGTTAAAAAGATTAATGGATTTATCGGAAGAGAAAATTCAAAAGCTACAACCGGCGCCGATATCTTTTTGCAAGCTGCCACACCCGACAGACAACACTATCAATTAGAGCCTGGTATCACAATTGACGATGCCTTAGGAAACAACACATTTTTTAAAGATTATATTGATTATATTAATCAATTATCTGTATTTGGATCAAACACATCTAATCATTCTCGAATTAACAAAGAAGAATTTTACAGTTGGGATCCGCATATTGATTGGGATAAATTTGTTAACTTTCAAAATTACTATTGGTTGCCTTACGGCCCTGAGACTATCAGAATTTATGGACAGCAATTAACAGCAGTTAGTACATATACTATTGATTTGCAAGTTGAAGGCGCAAACAATCAGTTGGTGTTTACTCCAGATGGGCTTACACCTAATCCTGTGATTAAATTGTTCAGGGGGCAGACCTATACATTCAACATCAGTAGCCCAGGCAACGCAATCAGCATCAGAACAAAAAGAACCTTAGATAATTTAGACAAGTATAATACCGGAATTAGCCAACAGTCGGTAGAAACTGGCACAATTATATTCAAAGTGCCACTAAATGCTCCTAATGTTTTGTATTATCAAAGCGACAGAGACGTAAGTTTGGGTGGCGTTTTTGAAATTCTATCCATCGATCAAGACAGTTATATCAATGTTGAGACCGAAATACTAGGAAAAGCCACTTATAAACTTAGCAATGGTGTTGAATTAAGCAACGGAATGAAAGTATCTTTTGGAGGGAATGTAACTCCAACCAAATATGCCACAGGTGAATATTATGTGGAAGGTGTTGGATCTTCTATAGTATTGATCAACAAACAAATATTAGAAGTAAGTAGCATTTACACAATATCTCAAACAATATTGTTTGATTCAGAACCGTTTGACAGTACTGCATTCAGCGACACAACTGCTTTTGCTCAATTAAAAGATTATATTACAATTAATCGTGCAAGCCTTGACCATAACCCGTGGAGTCGTTACAATCGTTGGTTTCATAAAGATGTAATAGCCGCCAGCGCAGTATATAACGGCCATTTGCCCGATACTGATCAAGTACAGCGAGCAGTGCGACCTATTATAGAATTCCAAGCTAATTTAAAATTATTTAATTTTGGAACAACTGCTATTGTTGACGTAGATTTAATCGATAATTTTACAAAAGATGTTTTTTCAACAATAGAAGGATCTAGAGGCTATAACGTAGATTCAGTAGCATTGAGTCAAGGTCAAACAATATTGTTTACTGCTGACACTGATAAATTTGTAAAAAATAACATATATCGTGTTGAATTTGTTGATGTATTACATTCAAATGCCGGAAGTAGACAAATTCATTTAGTAAAAATTGCTGAGCCTACTTTAAATCAAGTAGCATTAATTCGAAATGGCACAATTAATCAGGCATTGATGTATTGGTATAACGGTTCTACTTGGGTCACTGCACAGACAAAAACAGCAATCAACCAATCTCCATTGTTTGATATCGTAGATTCAAACGGTTTTAGTTTTGGAAACTTGTCCATTTACGACGGTTCTACTTTTGCTGGAACAAAATTATTTTCCTATAAAATTGCTTCAACCGGCTCACAAGATCCATACTTAAATTTTCCGCTAAGTTACAAAAATATTAATAACATTGGGGATATTGTTTTTAATTTTAATTTAATCTCAGATTCTTTTAGGTATAAAGATGTAACAACTGTTATTACTAAAGGAATTAATACCGGATTTTTAAGCCGCACTACTGGTTCAAATACTACGGAATACATAAACGGCTGGCAAAAATGTAATTCTACAACAGTTCAAGCTGGTGTCAGGATTTATAAAAATTCTAACAAGACTAATAATTTTGACATAGATATCTTTGATGATATAACAAAATTAAATGATTTGCAGATAAAAGTTTTTGTTAACGGTGTAAAATTGCCTAGTAGCGGTTATGCTATTACTAACGGTGCTTTTTATAAAACACTGACATTAAGTAATCCTATATTGTTGACAGATGTTTTAACAATTAAAACATATTCTCTACAGCCGATTAATTCTAATGGATTTTATGAAGTTCCATTAAATTTACAAAACAATCCGTTGAATCAACCCATACTAGATTTTACATTGGGCGAAGTTATTGATCATCTTAACTCCATAATTAGCAATATACCTCAAACATATGATCTTTCTCATATTAGAGATTTGGGTAATATTACGCAATACGGTACAAAGTTTATTCAACATAGCAGTCCTGCCAGTTTAAATGTATATCATATTACTTCTCAATCAAACAATGCAGTGAAAGCTATTGAGCAGAGTAGAGATGATTATATTAAATTTAAAAAATTATTTGTATCTACTGCTGAGAATATCAACAGCAATGCCACTCCTCGAGATCAAGTTGATGAAATTCTAAGAATTATTAATGCAGATAAAATTAATTCTCAACCTTATTATTTTAGTGATATGAGTCCTTACGGCAGTAGTGTTGAAACTGTTATCACAGTAATTGATTATAGAATACAAAATTATCCTCTAAACAATATTTTTAATTTAGATAAATTATCACCATCAGCTGTGGGTGTATACGTTAACAACAATCAATTAATATACGGTCAGGATTATATTTTTAATGCACAAGGTTTTGTAACAATAACATCTACTCTAGTCAACGGCGATACTATTTCTATTTACGAATATGAAACAACCGACGGATGTTTTATTCCTGAAACTCCGACTAAACTTGGAATCTATCCAAAGTTTGCTCCAAAGATTTATCTTGATACAACATTGTTAATTCCTCGAACAATGATCCAAGGGCACGACGGCAGCCTTATTTTAGCCTACGGAGATTTTAGAGATAATATTATTTTAGAATTAGAAAAACGAATTTTTAATAATATCAAAGTTGATTATGATGCTGATATTTTTGATATATCAGACGTTATTCCAAGTTATTTAAAATCTACTGATTACAGTTTGATTGAATACAATCAAGTGCTGGCTCCTAGTTTTTATAAATGGTCATCATTGGTAGATCAAGATTATACAAAAAATATATCTTATAATTCAAATAATCCCTTTACTTATAATTACGAAGGAATGAGTTCGCCGTCTGGCACAGATGTTCCTGGGTACTGGAGAGGTATATTTAAATATTTTTACAATACAGATCGACCTAATATCTGCCCTTGGGAAATGCTAGGGTTTAGTCTAGAACCAGCTTGGTGGCAGTCTGTGTACGGCCCAGCACCTTATACTAGAGATAATTTAGTAATGTGGTCAGACATTGCTCAAGGTCTAGTTAAAGGAGACGGCACAACTCCAACCATTATTAAATCCAAATATATAAAATCATTTTTATTGAACCATATCCCAGTAGATGAAAATGGCAGTTTAATTAGCCCAGCAGAAGCTGGACTGGCTATCGGATCTATGACAGCCAATACCGAGAATAATCTTAAATTTGGAGATATTGGCCCAGTTGAAAATGCGTGGCGCAGAAGCAGTCATTATCCTTTTAGTTTATTATTAACTAATATTTTGTTAAATCCTGCATATACTTTAGGTGCGCTATTAGATAGATCTAGAATCGTTAGAAATCTCGCTAATCAATTAGTTTACTCACCAACAGGACTAACTATTCAACCATCTGCTGTCGTGCTTCCAAGTATTTCTACAAGTGATAGTCGGGTTCAAACTTCTGGTATTGTAAACTATATCATAAATTATATTTTAAGCGATAATCTTAAATCTTATCGTTCTTATTCTTACGATTTAGCTAATATTGACACTAAGGTAAGTCATCGTCTTGGCGGATTTACCAGCAAAGAAAAATTTAAATTAATTTTAGATAGTAAAACTCCTTATAGCACAAATAGTGAGTTCGTGCCACAAGAAGATTATAATATTATTTTAAATACGTCTAGCCCTATTAAAAAAATATGTTACAGCGGAGTTGTAATAACTAAATTGCCTAACGGATTTGAAATTCGAGGGTATAATACTACGCAACCATATTTTTTTTATTATCCATATTTACAATCTGGT